CCGACGACGCAACCGCATTGGGAATTGCATTAGGGTAGGAAAACATGGCCAACACTTTCAAAGTAGTATCGCACGATGTGATGCCAGCAAGTGCTGGCACGCCAGAAGACCTCTACACGACGCCGGGATCAACTACGACTGTTGTTATTGGATTGTTGATTGCAAACATCCACACGGCGCAAGTTACTGCAACAGTTAAACTTGTTTCTGATACATCTGGTGGTGGTCGAGCAGCAACAAATACAACAACTGATCTTATTAAAGCAGCGCCTATTCCTGTTGGCTCATCGATGGAATTGCCGCTAGGTGGCAAGTTAGTTTTGGAAACAACAGACAAAATACAAATAGATTATTCCGTTGCTGACAAGGTTTCCGTTACCATGAGCATTATGGAGATTACATGAGCAAGGATTGTTCGTACTTAAAGAGGAGTGGTCATAATGGCTAAGATTCTTCCAGAGTATGGTCTTCATCTAGATCGTTTAGTTGTAAATGTTGATACAATTTCTGGTAAAGCCACGGCTGGCTCTATTGCGGTTACTGGCGAGGGTGACTCAACTACCACCAATTTACAACAAGGGCTATTAAAAGCTTGGGCCTATCTTACAGGGGGAGGTACGCCATCTCTTGATGATAACTTTAATGTTAGCTCTGTTGATGATGTGGGTGTAGGAGATAGAAGGCTAAATTTTGCAAATAACATGGCAAATGCCACATACTTTATGGGTGCTGGAATAATTTCAGATGGCAATAGCGGTGGTACAAGAGGTGCGGCTGGACATCATTTGGCTAGCGTTTCAACAAGTCAATTAAATTATAGGATTCTTTATGGCTCTACCTCTTCATCAGATGGAAATTTAAGTGACGGTGCTGCTGTAGATAGTGTTGGAGTTGCAGGAGATTTAGCATGACAGTGACTCCTGACTTTCAAGGCACACATCTATGGGAAAGGCTTTGCTGGGCTAAGGATAATCTTGTGGGTGTGCAATCAGGCTATCGGGTTGTCTTTGAAAGTGGTTTGGATAAACCTGCATCTATAATGATACCTGATCCAAATTGGATGGCTTGTGCTTTGCAGGGCGGCATCTTACCGCCTGTCTGGGTGTATTGGGAGTTAGCTAAAGATGAGGCGCAGCCCGACTTCAAGAAACATACACGCGGCTACCTGTTGCACAACACCAAGCCTGTCGATGCGATGACAGAAGAACAGGCGATTGAATATCTGATTATGAAAGACGTACCGCAGTCGGTGTGGCGGGTGTGGAACGAGGGCAACAAACCAAAGATGGTTATATGCCGCAAGGAACAGCTTCCCGGAACTAGAGAGTGGCGCAATGCTTGGAAGATAAGTGAAGACCTAGCCACTGATGAAACTGTAGCCGCATAAGGAGCAACCTAATGCCGACAACATACATCGTAGATAAAGATGGTGCGTCTATTGATGCTTCTACAGCTACCGTTCCATCTGACCGTCATTTTCGTGGCGCTTGGTCTTTGTCTGGCAAGGTCATAAGTGAAGACATGACAGAAGCAAAGAAGATTTTTCAAGACAAGATTCGAGAGGTGCGAAAGCCTTTGCTTGAAGCAGAGGATGTTGCATATCTGAAAGCCCTCGAAGCTGATGACGCATCTGCCAAGACTGCCGCTGTAAATAAAAAGAAAGCATTGCGTGATGCACCGGCTGCATCTGCAATCGGTAGCGCAGACACAATCGCTAAACTCAAAGCAGCTTGGGACACATCTGTGCTGGGCGACAGCCCTTACTAAGGACAGGAGAAATGAAATGAGCGTACTAGCTAAAGACCCGCACAACTTCCACCCGATTCAAGCATTAGCTCCCGGCACGACACAGACCATCACAACAAGTGGTTCAAGCGCTGTGATCAGTACTGCCTTTACTGCTGATACTACTGTAGTGCGAATTGTGGCAACCAAAGACTGCCACATCACGTTTGGTGCATCGCCGACAGCTACGACATCCTTGCCATTCATGCCTGCTAATCAGGTTGAATACTTCAAAGTCACCGCCGGTCAGAAGTGTGCAGCTATCCAAAGCGCAGAGGCTGGCACGGTCTTTGTGACTGAGATGTCGTAATGCTTGGCGGCGTTGGCAACATAGGCACATTGAGTGCCAGACGGCGTGTCATTGCTGCTGCTGGGGGCGGCGGCGGTGATGGACGATCTGGGTCTGCCGATAGCGATCATGTCCACACCATAAGTGGCCTCAACACCCTGTATATGATTCCAGATATACATTATGAGGCTACAGGCACTGATAATACAGATAACTATTCGATAAAGGATATTTCATTTACAAGCGGTAGCTCTGTTTCTCATACCTTTTATCTTGCATGTAAATTGAAAAACAATACCAGTGCGTTTCATAATGATGTTGCTGTTGGGGCTATACAAATTTTTAGAGGTGACACTTGCGTCTTTGCTGGAGGCGCAGAGGACGCAAGTATTTTCACAACATCAGATGATGTAGGTGATGTTGATCCTACAGGGTCTATTACTTTCAGCGCTGTAAATACAGTCGTAGCAAATGGCAGATGGAACGTAGGTAGTTCAACTGGTAGTTCTGGAACAGGTGCGGCAGATTCGATATCTACAGACTTTCAAAGCACTAGCAACCCTCTGCCAAACGCCGGTGAGGCTATTGTTCCTCAAGCCTCATCAACTAATTTTCTTTTCGTTGAGGCAACAAGCTCAGGCTTGAACGATAAAGTTTATTTGAAGTTTACTGTAAGTTTAACAAAAAACACAGCACACAAGTTTGTATTTGCTTATAATTTTGGTGTTATTAACACAGACACTGGCGATGACAAAGACGACAATATGGGCCTCTTCATAGAAAACTAATGAGTAAGCCAACAGCCGCATCTGTACAGGCACAGATAGACACACATGAGGCGGTCTGTGCTGAACGCTGGAAGGAAACTATCCTCCGCATCAAGCGCATTGAGACGATTATGATCGGCACCGCTGGCACCACCATCGTCTTGCTTCTAGGCGTTTTACTAGGGCAATGATCCACGCATTTTTGTTGGTTGTGCTGATCGAGGGCAAGACGGTCAGCAAGGATGCGTATTTTAGAAACATCAACGAATGTCTGTATTTCGCTCAATCAATTGCCAAACAAGGCAGTAAAATTACCAGCTATTGCGTGCCAAAGTACGTGAATCCAAACAAGGTGAAGGTCTACTAAAATGGACCCCGTATCAGCAATGGCAACCGCTTCGGCGGCTTTTTCTGTTTTGAAAAAGGGGTTTGCGATTGGCCGGGACATTGAGTCTATGGCAAGCGACTTATCTAGGTGGATGGGCGCTTTATCTGACCTAGATCAAGCCGAGCGAGAGGCAAAAAATCCCCCCGTATTTAAGAAACTGTTCGCCGGCAAGACCGTTGAGCAAGAAGCCATTGAAGTTTTTGCAGCGAAGAACAAAGCGCAGAAACAGCGCGAGGAACTAAAGCAATTCATCCAGTACACGATGGGTCAATCACATTGGGACTCTTTGGTGCGGATGGAAGGCCAAATCAGGAAACAACGGGCGGAAACGCTTTATCTGCAACGAGAGCGCAGGCGCAAGTTTGTCGAGATAGTGGCGTGGACAATAATGATTGGCGCTGGGCTTACGGCATTGACGGCCTTTGTAATGTTACTCAAAGCCCACACGGCACAAGCCGCCAATGACCTGACTGTCTGCCGGCTGGTCAAGTGCCTAAAGCTGGATAAGACGCAAGAGGTCTGCGTTTATCGCGGCGCGCACAATACACAAGAAACCCTGTTTTTCTCGCTGAACCCACGGGAATGGAAGCCGCGCGAGTACCTATGTCAATGGGACATCGATCAGCCACCGCCGCCAAATGTTTATGATGTTCTCGAAGCTATAAAGGAAAGTCAGTGACCCAGAAAAAATTCCAGCAAGATAGCAAGTTTGCTTCGGACTGGGATTTGGATGGCGACGGGCTGGTCAGCGACAGCGAAGTCGAACATAGCCGGCAGATCAAAGAAACTGAAACAGAGCTGCGCCGCCATTTGGCTCAGCTCCGCATGGCGCGCTACACGCTGATTGCTATGGGCGGCTTCACGCTGGCCATGTTCTTTATCCCGCTTGAGCGCGTTGAGGCTTTGAGCGACATCTCGAATCTTTTTTATATTTCGGGCGCCGGAATAGTTGGGGCGTTCATGGGCTTCAGTCAGCTTGGCAGCAAAATGGGAGACAAAAAATAATGCTAGGAGTTCTCGCATCAATCCTTGGCAATGGCGATGTCATCAAAAAAGGGATGGACCTAATAGATGATGTCCACAGCAGCGATGAAGAGATGGAGCGGCTGAAAGCTGAAACCAAGATTCAGACCATGCAAGCCTATGCCCCATTCAAGGTCGCGCAACGCTACCTCGCCCTAATGTTTACCGGAACCTTCCTAGCATCCTTTGCCTTGGTCCTTGTGATGACATTGCTGGACAAGGCCAACATCCCAAACATCAAACAAGTGATTGATGATTTCTATTTAGGCGAGGCCCAGCTAACGATCCTCGCATTTTATTTTGGCGGCGGGATGCTTGAAGGCGTGGTCGGCAAAGTGAAGGAAAAGAAATGAACAAGGATAAGCTGCGTGGAGAGCTGGCAGAGGATGAGGGCTGCAAGTTTGAAATCTACCTAGACCATCTTGGCCTACCTACCTACGGGATTGGTCACCTTGTGGTAGAGGGCGACCCAGAACATGGTCAGCCTGTCGGCACCCCTGTCGATGAAGAACGGGTGCGTCAAGTCTTTAGCCTCGACATCGCTGCAACCTTGGACGAATGCCAAGTGCTGTACCCGGACTTCGATGAGCTGCCGGAAGAGGCGCAGCTAATCATTGCCAATATGATGTTCAACATGGGTCGTCCGCGCCTGTCAAAATTTGTCGGGATGAAACGCGAGGTTGATGCCCGGCGGTTCGACGCAGCGGCCGACGAAATGGTCGATTCAAGATGGCATGACCAAGTGCCAAATCGGGCCAAGCGGCTCGTCAAAAGAATGAGAGCTTTGGCGCGTGGCTAGCCCAGCTTGGCAGCGCAAGGAAGGCCAGTCAGAATCCGGTGGGCTGAACGCACGGGGCCGGGCATCGGCTAATGCTGCGGGTGCAAACCTCAAGCCGCCAGTCTCCAGCAAGATGGCAAAGAAGAGCAAAAAGGCTGCCGGCCGGCGCAGTAGTTTCTGCGCCCGGATGAAGGGTATGAAAAAGAAACTGACCAGCAAAAAAACTGCAAACGATCCGAACAGCCGGATCAACAAATCACTCCGCAAATGGGACTGTTAGAAAGGAACCCGCCATGAGCCTCTATGCAAACATGAACAAGCGCAAGAAAGCTGGCACCAGCCGGTCCAAGAAAAACAGCACGGTTGACCCGAAGACATACAGCAAGATGTCTCGCAAGGTGGATGGCTTCAAGGAAAAGAAAAAGGTTGCCTAGTTGGCAACAGTTTGGCAACACTTTGGCAACGGTTTAGAGCGGATTGCAGCGGTTTAGAGCGGCCGTAACCCGCAGAAAACCTACCCCAACACCTGTATTATCACCACTGGGGGTGAAGGGGTCGTGGGTTCGAATCCCGCCGCTCCGACCATCAATTAAATAAACTAAATCAATAATTTATATAGCCCTCGGCCTTCACTGGCCGGGGGCTTTTTTTGCGTTTGGCAACACTTTTGGCAACAGTTTTCTTGCAATATGTGACATGAGATGTCATATTAGATTCGTAAGGTATTGTTATTGCCAACACAGGGAGCCTGATCATGTCTAAAAAAATAGAGAGCTGCAAAGTATTTGAGCGCCACAACCGCCCCGGTGTGTGGACATTCGATGGGCGCAAAATCGGCAAGAGCGTCACGGCTGGATCATATGCCAGCAAGGCCGACGCAATTGTGGCAATGACTGATGCAGTTAATGCCTTCAATAAAGACCAAGCTTTGAACCCGATCGAAACCAAAAGCTGTGCGGACTTGATTGAGGAGTTTATCACGCACACTAAAGATCGTGTGTTTGTGCATGAGGAGATTGGCGAATCATCTGCCGATACGATTATCAGGAACATCAACCTAGCGCGTGATTTCATTGTCCTTGGTCGCCGGTTAGAAACTGCAAACCTGTTCGAAATTTGCCGGCTGGCACACAAGGAAAAGATCAGCGCATCTATCATCGGCGCTATCAAAAAACTGGGCGGCGACCCAAAGTCACAAAAGCAGCGATACATCCATATCAAGATGTTCTTCAAGTTTTGTGTCGGCACCGGACAGATTTTGACCAACCCGCTGGATGAAGTGAAGTTCCAAATCAAAGGTGAAAAAGTAGAGGACGCGCGCGCACCGAAGGTGCAGCCACAAGTCATAACCGGGCTGCTCGACAAGGGGCTGGATGGCGAAAGCCTGACGCACCGCGCAATGATCAACTGCTATTTTGAGACAGGCGCCCGGTTGTCTGAGCTGCGCGCTTTGTCCCGTGAAAATGTCAGCCGTCAGAAAGATGCGTCGGGCAAATATGTCAATCCGGGCATCGACATTGTGCAAACGCTGAAGGCTAAAACAGATAAAGTTGGCCCACCAAAATCTTCAAACGGTTACCGCTTTATCCCTGTCAGCCCTGCCACAATGAAGCTGATCGAAGAGGCGATGCTGCAATGCAAATACAAAAAGCCAACAGACTTTGTGTTCGCCAATGGCGTGGGCAAGGCGGCTGACAAGCACACTCTTCGCCGCCTGATCAAGCGTGTGGCAAGGCGTTCTGGGGTTTACGATATCGCTGCGATAGAAGCGCAGATCGTCCTTGAAGGCGGCTACAAAAACGGCGCCGGCAAGTGGGTTGATATAGTTTCTGATGAAGACGCAGAAAAGCTGACACATCAACAGAGACTGGCGCGGCAAAAGCATATTCGCCGGGCTGTCGATTTGCAGCTAGCCAACATGGGTGACTTCAGACATTTCTTTGCGTCAGCAATCTATGCGCGTGGCAAGGATTGGAAAGAGGTCACGAAATACATGGGGCACCACAACTCACAATTCACAGAAGATCAGTATCAACACCAATTCTCAGGCCAGACCGAAGCAGACGAAAGCATTCGTGGCACAATGCAAAGCTTTAGATAAAAACAGGGGCCAGTGTTTGCAGCTTCCGCCGCTCGACACTGGCCCCCTAAACTGTGCTTTCACCATATCCCTACGGCGGTACTCACACAGCTATTCTGATTTTATCATTTCATCGGCAGTCAGGTTCCGCAGCCTGTCAATCTCGCTTGCCGGTATCCACCATTTCCGACCATCACGCACAGAGGCGATCTGTTTGTTCTTCGCCATGCGGTACACAGCATCGCGTGTGCCGTTGGTGTACCGCCCGAAAAGTGCCGTCGCCATGTCGCGGACACTGATCAGCGCTGGCCCCGGCCTGTTCATGCCGAAATCCCCAATAGATTTTTGACCATGCCTTTTAAACGCGCATACAAGCTCACTGGCTGGCTTGGGGTTGGTTTGCTCACAATGATACTGGGCGCCTTGACAGGCGGCGCTCTGTGAGCTTCTGAGCGCTTCTTTTTTTCCCAATGTGCTTTCATCGCCCGGCTTTGACGGGCCTTCTCCGCAGCGGTCCAGTGTCTAGCCATTGTTGAACCCTCCGCTGCTGCCAAAGCCGCCCGGAGCTGGTTGCGCTGGTGC